CAACAGCTTACACTTTTGTTGCAGAGCGTTTGTTGGAATCACAACTTCGCACTGGTACTGCGGACAACGACATCAATGCGATTAAATCTGGTGGTTACTTACCACAAGGTTATCATGTGATGCGCCGTTTAACAGATGCGGATGCATTCTTCATCAAGACTGATGTTCCAGATGGACTGAAAATGTTCCAACGCTCGCCTATGAAAAAAGGCATGGAAGGTGATTTCGAAACTGGTAACGTGCGCTACAAAGTGCGTGAGCGTTATTCTTTCGGTTTCACTGACTGGCGTGGTATCTTCGGATCAGAAGGCGCGTAATATAATAAATCAAATTATTTTGATTAATCGAGGCGGTCTTAGGGTCGCCTCTTTTTTTTACTTACCCCCTTGCATTACTCTATTTAGTGTACTATATATTGTATATAGGTAGAGAAATAAAGGAATTATAAAATGGCATATATAGATAATCACCCAGGCGAAGCTAACTATTACAGTAGTATTCGCAATTACAGAATGGCTAATGCCGCTAATACAAAGCGTAAAAACTGGATCGCGTCTGATGATCGCGCTCAAGAAATTATTGATTTTGTTGAATTTGAAGATTCAAATGGTGAAGGTTTTTTATCAGCCGTTAAAAGAGGCATTGATCAGTTTGGTAAGCCAACTGACAATATGCGTAACGCTATGGTCAAGATGATTGACAAGCGTGCGGCGTTAGTTGCTGAACGCCAAGCGGCTGATGCTAAATGTGCTTGGGTTGGAAATGTTGGAGAACGTCAGTTCTTTAATTTGACAGTACAGCACGTTGTGTCTTTAGAGGGTCACTACGGAACAACTTATATCAACATATGCCGTGATGAAGATAAAAATATTGTTGTTTACAAAGGATCTAATGGTTGGTCAAAAAAAGGTACTATTGTGACTTGCATGGCTAAAGTTAAAGAACATGGTGAGAGAGATGGCATCAAGCAGACTATGATCCAACGCCCTACCAAAGTAACAATCAATGGCAAAGATTGGATTTAACAAAACAAAGGCGGTCTTCGGATCGCCTCTTTCTTTTTAATTAAAGCTGTTGTAGTGTACTTTTATCCCTGACAGTCGCATGGTGTGACTGACTTTAACCCTGACAGGAGATTATTATGGGTACAACTACATTTTCAGGCCCAGTTCGGGCTGGTACTATTAGAAATACAACAGGCACAACAGTTGGAAGCGACATAGCAAATGTCGGTTATGTTGTCATGATGCAAACGCACACAATGGATCTATCAAATGGAGCTATTGCGGCAGGTGCAACCAACATGGTTATTCCAGCAAAATCTAAAATTATTGATTGTAAAGTTGATATGTCTACTGCGGCTAACACAACAACAAACTTGAGTGTTGGTGATACAGTTGGTGGTGCAACAACAATCTTAAATACATTGGCATCAGGCACGACTGCTGGTCTTAAAACTGTTACTACACAAGGTGGTGGTACAGGTGAGTGGGCTGACACAGGAACTGCCGATCTTAAACTTACAGTGACAAGCAGTGCAGGAACTACTGCTGGTGTTGCAGTTATTACGATTTTATATGCTCAAGCGTATAACTCTACTGTTAGTCCATAAAACTTTATGGTGGGGATGAAACCCCACCTACAACTATAGGAGTAACAAATGGCAGATATTAAAACAGTAACAAAAATTTCAGAAAACACTAGGGAAGTAGTTTTTGCTTTTCAGTATCAGTATGTAGATGGCGGCAACGAAAGTGCTGTTAGTAAAATTGATGTTTCTGCTCTTAGCAAAAGCGCAAATGGAGACACTTGCACAGGATTAAGAATTGCAGAATGTTGGTGGGTTATTAAGGCAATGACTGTAGAGGTATTAGCAGATGCTGATGCTGACGTTATAGTTATGCACCTTGATGAAAATCAATCAGGTTATCAAGATTTCTCTAAATTCGGAGGTTTACCAAACACTGCCGATTATGGTGCAAATGGTAGTGGTGACATTAAGTTTACAACAACTGGTGCAGGTGCAGTTGGAGATGCGTATCAAATAGTGATGCGCGCAATTAAGCAATACTAGGAGGCTTAAATGGCACTATCAGGAACTGTAGCCTTTAAACCTAATGTAGAAGAAATAATTGCTGAAGCATTTGAGCGTTGTGGTCTTGATACCCAAACTCAAACTGGTGATAGGGCTGTGTCTGCAAGGCGCAGTCTTAACCTTCTTTTTTCTGAATGGGCTAATAGAGGTATTAACTATTGGTCTGTAGAGCAGAAAACTCTGACATTGGTGAATGGTCAAACTACGCCATACACATTGCCAGTAGGGACAATTGATATTATGGATGCGGTGATACGAGACAGTTCTGGCACAGATACTTCTGACCAGATAATAAATCGTGTATCTATTGCTGATTACAATCAACTTCCAAACAAAACATCTAGTGGTAAGCCAAGTCAGTATATGTTGGACAGTCAAATAACTCCAAAGATTTATATTTGGCAAATACCTGACAGGACAACATATAGTATGGTCTATTGGGCTGTTAATCAGCTTGATGACATTACAGCATCTAATCAAGATGCAGACATTCCATATCGTTGGAACGATTGCATATGTGCTGGGTTGGCAAGTAAGTTAGCAATAAAATTTGCAAATGAAAAATTTACACTTCTAAATGAAATGTATGAACGCGCATTTAGCATTGCATCTTCGGCAGATAATGATGGTGTAAGTTTAAGGATTCGGCCTACTGCGCTGAACTTATCTTAATGGGGAAATACGCAAGAGGAAAAAAATCCTACGCAATAAGCGACAGAAGTGGTCTTCGGGTTAAGTATACCAAACTAAAGACGACTTGGGATGGCTTGCGTGTTTCACCTGAAGATTGGGAACCAAAACACCCACAACTTACTCCTGCTAAAAATGTTGTGGACGCAACTGCCCTATTTAATGGTAGGCCAGACAATGATCCAGAAAATGTTGTTGTCTATATTGGATTTACACAAGATTGGACAATAGATCCAAGGGCAAGGCCACCTGTTGGTGTTCCGTCTATAGGTGAAGCTGGTTATGTTGATATACACCATGATCGTATATTTAGTGTATCTGGCGTATCTGGAGCGGCTAATGTTGGAACGGCAATTGTATCTGATAATGAAGATTTAGCTGTTACTGGAACGTCTGGTACAGGAGCCATAGGTTCTGAATCTCTCGAATTAGAAATAAACGAGACAGGCGTATCAGGTACAGGTGCAGTCGGAAGTGAATCTATTGCATTAGAAATAAACGAGACTGGAGTTGGTGGTACAGGTGCTACAGGTACATCTACATTCTTTATTACAACAGATGCTCCAGTGTCTGGAGCTGGTGGCACAAGTGCAGTGGGAACTGAAGTTCCTGAGATAGAACTAACTGAGACAGGCGTTGATGGCACAGGCGCAGTTGGTAATGAAACCTTTGAAACAGAAATAGGTGAAGCTGGGGTTGGTGGTACAGGCGCAATCGGCAGTGAAGTTCCTGAATTAGAATTAAGTCAATCAGGTGTATCTGGAGATGGTGAGTCAGAAGGCTTTGGAGTTTCTGGCAATGGCAACATTCAATTGCTTGTTACAGGCATTTCGGGTATAGGTTCAACAGGTGCTGTTGGTGAAGAAGTCTCTGCTTCTGAAGCTATTGAGACAGGACTTGGCGGATCAGGTGCAGTAGGTTCAGTTAGTCTTGAAATTAGTCTAGGTTGGAGTGAAGGCGCTTGGGGAAGTGGTACATGGGGTAACTAAATGAATTACACAACATTAGTCGCAAATATTCAAAACTTTTTAGAAGACGACTCAACAGAGTTACAGGCATCAATTGATGAAATTATTAATCAAGCTGAAGATATGATTTTTCAGAGATTACCTAATCTCCCATGTTTCAGGAAGACTACAACTGCTAATTTAGTTGCAGGTACAACTGACTATGTAGTGACAGGTGCTAGGATGATTAGGCAAGTGTCAATAATTAGCTCAAATGTCGTATCATATTTAGATCATAGGGTTGACTCTTACTTACGAGATTATTGGCCTAATGCAACTACGCAAGGTACACCAAAGTTTTATAGCACAAAATCAGCTAGTGGAACATCTGGTACATTAGGTGGATCAGGTACTACAATCACAATAGCTCCTACACCAAATGCGGCTGATACTTACCAAGTTGACTATATTGCACCAGAAATAGGTATAAGTTCACTTAATCCTAACACATGGATTGGCAACAACGCTGAAAATGTGTTACTATCGGCGTGTCTATATGAAGCATCTGCATTTCTTAAAGCTGGAGAGACATTGGCGCTTTATAAAACACAATTTGACGAAGCGGTACAATTATTTGTACAAGAGATGCAACGCGATTATGCGGCAGAATATAACGGAGGTTTATAATGGCTATTACACAAGCAATGTGTACCCAATTTAAAAAAGATGTAATGCTTGGGTTACATGACTTAGACAGTGATACAATAAAGATCGCTCTCTACACAAGTAGTGCAAGTTTAGATGCTACTACTGATACCTACACAACATCTAACGAAGTTGCTAATGGTAATGGATACACTACTGGTGGAGTGACACTGGCAAATGCGTCTGTAATTGAAAACGGAACAAGCGGATGTTTTGACTCTGATAATCCTGAGTGGACATCAGCTAGTTTTACAGCGCGTGGTGCGTTGATATACAACGATACAGACGGAGATAGAGCTATCGCTGTATTGGACTTTGGTGGAGACTTCACAGTTTCTTCAGGTACTTTCAGAGTTGTTTTCCCTGCTCAGACAGCTAACAATGCAATTATAAGGATAGACTAGTATGGCTTCAACCTATGTAAATGACCTTCGCCTCAATGAGATGGCAACTGGCGATCAGTCAGGCTCATGGGGTACAGTAACGAATACTAACCTTGAATTAATTGCAGAGGCTTTTTCTTATGGTACTGAAGCCATAACGACAAATGCTGACACGCATACAACAACAATAGCAGATGGGGCTACTGATCCAGGTCGTTCAATGTTCTTAAAGTATACAGGTACGTTGGACTCAACTTGTACAATTACAATAGGCCCAAATACTGTTAGTAAACTTTGGTTCATTGAAAATGCCACAAGTGGATCTCAAGACATTATTATTAAGCAAGGATCTGGTGCAACAGTTACGATTGCTAGTGGTAAAACTAAAGTAATTTACTCTGATGGCGTAGGCTCTGGTGCTAAAATGGTAGATGCTTTTGCGGCGTTGGATGTTGGGTCTGTGTCAGTAGATAACATTACTATTGATGGCACTACT